AGCGGAGCATTTGGCGCCGGGATGAACTGCTTGTGGTTTGGAGCCAATACGTTCTTTATCCCGTTGTCGTCCGCGTAGCCCATATCTCCGGGTTCCAGCGACACAATGATCGTGCCTTCCATGCCGTTAAGGCTAAGAATGCTACAATTTCGAATTTGCTGGGCGCGTGCGCTTTCATCGTCTGGGTGGATCATGTGGTGACCCTCAATCAGACTTCGAAGCCAACGCTGGTTGCGCTTCACATACCACGCATCTGACGGCTCCCACATAAAGTGGGTGAAAATCTTTCGCTTTTCATACTTGCCATCGAGAATTGTCCATTCTGTTTTGAGCATAAGATCGCCCTTTTTGCTTTTGCGGAACGCCATTTCAGCGCCCTCGCCGCCCACATCAATCTTAAAGATTGCGCGTGCTATTGTGCCATCAGGGATTGGCGTTCTGTCGCCGGAATCTGCCTCGGCTTCGTTAAAATTAAAGCTCATGTTTTTACTCCTTCTTTGCTTTGTATTTTGTCGATGATTTTTTGAAGATTAGCCGCTTCAATCGGCTTGAGTTTTCCGCTTCTGTCCTTGGCTGGGTAGCCATCTTCGTTGTCAGCGGATGTGTAGAAAACGCGGTAAACCTTGCCGCTTTCTGGATCAGTTTTAAAAGCCATTGTCAGAACCAGATCGACGATGCCCGATAGCTCGTTGGCTATTTTAGCGCCTTCCATTTGCGGCTTCCAGAATGTGCGGTTAAAGTCGTCTTGCTTCTGGTCAAGAATACCAACGAAAATAATGTGCTTATCTCTCGTATGCTGTAGATGCGTCAGGAGCTTCATAATTTCGCGCCCCATCATGCCATAAGCCCCTCTGGTGTCCTTGGCTCCATTGCGTCCTATGTTTTCGGGTTGCTGTTCTGCCCAGACAAAGCCCAGCCTCGATAGAACCGTTATCGAGTCGATAAAGATGGTTTGGTACTTTCCAAGCACTTCGTTTCGCTTGCCGAGCTTTCCTTCAACTTCAGAGTAATGTTCAGCGCTAAAGGTTTCGTTACTTGCCGCCGAGGGATTAACGCCGCCAATAAGGCACGCTAAATCTCTCATGGCTTCATATTCTCGGACACGAATACTGTCGCCCTTCCAATCGGCTAAAGACAGATCGCCAGCTTCCATATCGACAAGGAGCGCATTATCTGTTAGTCCTTTGATAAGTGTTGTTTTGCCAGCGCCCGATTGTCCGAAGATGCACCCTTTAACATAGTGATCTTCCTTCAACCGCTCGTCGGCAGATATAATTTTAAACGTCATTTTCTCTCCATTTGTTAACCATAATGGTAATAGATATCTCACCAACATGGTGATAGTTTAGCCAAAGATAAAACGATAAATCCGCTTTAAAAGTGGCTCTGTTTTCCATCGCATCATTGCGAAATTATTGTGGAAATCTTGCTTTATCATAAAACAATAACCGCCTTAAACTTGGCTTGTTTTTGATGCTCCGGGGCGTTTTCAACGTACCCAACTTTGACTTTCTTGCCGCGCTCTTGGTCATAATCGCTGGCAAAAATATTCGGTACAAAGACAGATTGCCCGTTCTTCAGCACGCCAAAAGCGCACTTATTTTCCATAACGTATGTAATGGTGATCTTTTCTTCTTTCATAGTTTGTCTCCTAACGACAACATAATTACTGGTATGCCATAAAGCACTATTGCTAAGAAAATAAAGCCTATTACAAGCTCGTACTTATCCATCATGGAGCCACCCCCATCACATAATCATCCATATCGACAAAGTTTTGCTGACCTAGAAAAATAAAAGCCTTGTGCTTTCGCTCTTCCAGTTGACCTTGAATGTCCTCGATACGATTTCTGGCTAAGTTATAATCTTTGAAATATTCGGTAGCTGTAACGTTCTGCATCTCGCTTGTGAGATTGACTTCCCAGTTGTTGTCGTGAGGTATGAGCTTGATGTAAAACTTCATGTTCCTCTCCTTCTAGTTAGTTAGATAATCACGCATCCGGCGGATACGTTCCACCATATATTCATACTTGTCACCATATATCAACAATTATTTTAACCAATGTGGTGATTTTATTTTGACCACCGTGGTAAACGCTGATAAACAAGGGAAAAGGAGAAACAAATGACTTTAGATCAATACCTCACTGCGGTGAATACATCGAAAAAAGAACTGGCAAAGCAACTGAAAGTTTCAGAGCAAACAGTGTTTCGCTGGGTTGATGGCAGTCGCCATCCCGACAGAAAAGCCATGCAAAAGATTTACAGAATTACGCAAGGTATGGTTACGCCAAATGATTTGGTCTTAACATGATTATCGGCATTGATCCCGGCTTTTCTGGCGCAATAGCACTTTATGATCCAGCAACAAACTGGCTAGAGATCCACGATATGCCAGTCGTTAAAAACCCTAAAGGCAAGATGGAGCTCATGCATTCGGCGGTCTTGGATATTCTAAAAGAGGATAATGCAACTGTATGGATGGAACAAGTTGCGGCTCGTGCTGGTCAAGGCGTTAGCTCGATGTTTCGTTTTGGACAGGGCTATGGCGCGCTACAAATGGCAGTGACGGCAAACCAGCACGTTTTAAGATATGTACCGCCGTCAAAATGGAAAGCACACTTTGGCATTGGCTCGGACAAGGATGTAAGCCGGGGATTAGCGCAAACGCGCTTTCCCAAATGTGCCGATAAGTTTGCAAGAAAGAAAGATGATGGACGCGCTGAAGCCTCGTTGATTGCGCTGTATGGGAGTGAACAATAATGACAAAGAGAAGAAAAGAAATACTGAACAAGGCGTCAGAGCTTATTATGGGTGATCGCCAAGCTGACTACGGCGAACCGTCACAAAACTTTGCCAATATTGCGAAGGGCTGGTCAGTGATTTTTGATACTGACATTACGGCGGCTCAAGTCGCCTTGGCTATGTCTTGGCTAAAAATAGCGCGAGTATCACATAAAAACGCCGCCCTAAATAAAAGTTCTTTAGAGGACGGCGCTATTGATTTGTGCGGGTACGGGGCGCTCTTTGGCGAGTTATCCCTCGGCAACGATTAGAACTGCTTTCCGCCCCAAATTATTTGCCCGACAACTTCCAAGTCGTCTGGGTTTGTCTCTCCCACATCGTCGTTCAAAGGGTTATCATTTTTGAGTGTTAATACTTCTTTTAGATAATTCCAATTTGAGCGCGTTATGAACACTCCTTGGTCTTTCACGGCTATGGCAAAGATGCCATCAACCCGAATATTCTTTTCTAAAGTATCAACAACCACAATGTCGCCTTTGCAAAATGTTGGAGCCATTCTATCGTCTTGAACAGAAATTGCTCTAAGATCATCGGTATTAGTAGACCGATTTGTGAATACTTGATCGTCAATCATAAACTTTCCCTCTTTATCAATAAACTGAATTTGACACACTTTGTTCGTTGATAAAGCTGAACCAGTTAGACCGAGAATTTGGGCTATCGTAGTCCGTAATGCGGATGACAATTTCTCTAATGTTTCTAATGTAATTCCGCGCTCTCCGCGTTCCCAGCGAGAAATAGTTTGATTTGTAGTATCCATTAGCTTTGCTAATTCCGCTTGAGACATTCCCCTGTCCTCGCGGATTTGCTTTAAATTGGTTTGCATAGTCTCTCCCGTTTTTTCCTTTTACGTCAGAAAGCGACGTTTCCTTTTCCCTATCTATGTTTTTATTTTTTGGCAATGATTCCAATTCCAATGGAGGTGATTGAGGTGAAACAGCCCAACTTGAAGCCAAGTTCCCGTAAGTTGAGGCGCTCAAAACGCCAAAACCTTTATGATTTGCGGGCAAAGCCATTTGCTTTTCTTTAACGTTACGAAGGACAAAATAGATACTGTCGTTGTAGCCTTTTTTTGTAACATCTTGCGTCGAATGTGGTGGACTTTGTAAGCCACAAGATCGGATGGAAATAGGTAAGTATCTCCCCATCTCTGTTGTTCCGTGTTTTGTTTTTCTTCTCATTTTACTCTCCCATTTTTTAATGTTGCGCTCTCCCCAATATTTTTAAGTTCATTTTTAAAACTGTAACCAAAGAAATGATTTTTTGTCAAATTGATAATTTTAACCATAGTTAATCTCCTGTATTGCGGACTTTTTTTGTTGAAATGATGACCCGCCGGAGTAAAGCCCATAACTCATGGTGGGTTTGTCGTGACCTAAAATATCCGCCGCAACGCCTTCTGGCACGCCAGCTTGTTCTAATTGGGTCGCGACATTCATTCGAAAACTGTGAAACACTTTGGAATTATCGTAAAACAATCGGCTCTTTAATTTGCCAAATCTCTTGCCCAAAACATTACTACGATTCCCATATTTGTTTTTTTCAAAACCAGAAATAATATAGCCGTCGTTACTTTTGCGTTTTAGTTTTTGTATTAATGGCTTGATTTTTGGGTGCAGTGGAATAACCCGATTGCTGGCTCTTGTTTTGCCATTAACAACCTCAAATCGATCATGGCTAACACGACTGCAATGTAGAGAGCAAAGTTCTTCAATTCGGCAACCCGTATACATTGCCAGCTTTATTAAAACAAACAATCTTTTGTCTGGTATTTTTTCAGCTTCATTGCGTATTTGAATAATATCGTAAAGATCAAACGGCATACGTTTTTTACCAGATTTTTTTCGAACTAAAATGTCTGTTGGCAGTGGATCAGTTACCTTGTCCGTGCGCCGTAAATATTTGTGAAAATCGTTAAACGCCGCCAGATAGCTTTTTAGCGTTTTATGCGCGTAGCCTTTTGACGCCATATTCTCAAATGTAATGCGTAAATTCTTGTAAGTAATTCGATCAATTGTTTTTATCGATTGTACAATTTTTGTAACCTTCTGGCGGTCTGTGTCCAAAGTTTTCGGCGCAACCTCACGTTGCCTGACCCAGCCATCAATGTAGTCAATTATTTCGCTTTTATCTTTAACAAGTATCTCTGGCTTAACTTCGGGCGTGTAATTGCCTCGATAACTTTCAAATTGCAATTTCCACTCAGCAATTGCCAAGTCATGCTTTATTTTTGATAGTGTTTTTTCTTCGCCTAGGGTCCGCCGCAACACGGTTTTGCCGACAAATGATTGAACATCAGTGGGAACTTTTAGCTCTGCAACGTAGCTTTTATGCCTGTGAATTAGTACCATTTTACACTCCCTGTTTGCACCTTTGCATCCAAAGTGAAGTAAAATTGATGTTTATTTTTTCATTTGAGATCGAAACGAATCACTATGATTATGACATAACAGGGTTCGAATCCCTGTCTCTCCGCCAATAGTTAAATGCAATGTTTTCAATCTGTTACGCTAGATTTCGACTTGCACTTTCGATCCCAATTACACCTTTTTTTTACATCACTCTTGGCTACCATTAACCATGATGGTGAGTATTATGTCAAACACTTTGTAAAAAAAAGACGCCTGAGACGGGAGGAAACACAGGCGTCCAAAGGTAGAGAGATTTTTCCAAGGAAGAAAAAACTATGAATAATTTCACTATAAATTGGGCAAAATTGATGGCAAGAACCTAGAAGCTAAAACCTAGATTATTCCGCATTATTTTCGAAACGGCATCTTGCGTTTCTGGCGACTGTGAAATTGTTGATCCCATACCAGCGCCAGTGCTTGGCACTATTTGTGGTCTGGGTGTAAATCTACTTGAATTGAAAGCCCTAGCAGTACCATAGGCATTTTTAATCATTTTCATACCCGCTAAATTAAGTAGGAACCTTCCACCAGTTTGCGCGCCTAATGAGCTTGCCAACCGCCCTATAATTCCAACTAAACTCACCGCTGTGTTGCTGGTATTTTTTGTTGTGTCTGTAGCACGCTGGGCAACTGAGCCAAATTGAGTAATAAGCTTTTGCTCCTCTGGCGAGAAAAGCCTGTTCACAAGCTCCTTGTTTTTTGACTTCAATGCGTTCCAAGATTTGTTAAATTTTACGCCAGAAAACTCTGGAGCGCCATATCTAGGGTTTACTTTACCCTTGCCAGCATCAGTCAATAATATAAACGCCTCTTGACGTAAACCGTTCCATTGCTCCACTGGCAATTGATTTTGTAGTGTAGCAAGTTCAGTAGACAATCGTTTTTTATCTATTAAACCAGCGGCGGTTTTACCAAAAATATACTGGGTGGCATCATTAGGATCTTCTGTTAAAGTCAAATTACCGTCGCGTACTGACTTATCGGTAAGTCGTTTCAAAATGCCTTCAGTTTCCCAAAGCTGTTTAAATTCTCTATAGCCGTCGGTTGCCTTTTTCCAATCCTTAATGGCATCGACATTGCCGTCGAGTAATTGCTTTTCTGCAATCTCAATCATTTGTTCATCGAATGCTCTAATAACATCACCAGCCGCCCCAGCTTCCCTATCGCCACCTTTTCGTAAGGCAGAAAGTTGCTGGCGTATTTTCATAAAGTCATTTACATCTGCATCCGCTTTTTTGCCAAGATCAGTAAGGCGTTTAAGTTTTCTAGCAACTAATGGAGTTGCGTATTCATCAAACCCCCCTTGATCGTAAAAAACTTGGTTCATTTTAGCGCTAACTTGAGCTTTCGCCTCTGGCTGTATAATAATGCCCTTGCCAGTTTCACGCGCCGCATCCATATTTTGATTGGCAACTTTTTTTGCCGCCTCTCTTGCAGTTGATAAAGTTTCTTGCGCTGTTCGACCAGCTTCGCCTCTTGCGATTGGCAGTGCGTCACCAGCGATTTGCTGTTGAATAGCATCTACATTATCAAAAAGAGCTTTGCTTTGCCTATTCATATTATCTTGAAGTTGTTTTTCTGCTTCCTCACCAAAAGCCTGTTTTGAAGCCGCATCTTCGAATAGTTGTTCGCCGGGAGAGCCAGTAATTTGTCCTTTTGTTAATGGCACTGGCACTGGCAAACTTTTGGCTTCTGCGCTTCTTATTGCTTCCGCTGGATTAACATTACGGTTAACTTGCTCTTTAAACATTCTGGCTGTTTTTTCTGTTACGTCATCAATATCCAGACCAAGCTCTCTGATTTGCTTTTTAATTGACGGCAAAAGCCCGCCGCCGGGCGCAAACACCTTGTTGTAAGTTCCAGAAGTTCTGTTGAACAAGTTTTTAGCGACTGCCAATGCTCTATCACCAGCAACCGCTCCAATGGCTCCAAGCGGTATTACAATTGGCTCAAACTCACTGTCGGTAAGCTCATTGGAAATCTTTTCAAGAAGGCTGGCTTCTGCCGCTCCAGTAGCAATTAAGCCAGTATATCCTTTGGCTAGTGCGGGAGCAACAAAAGCTATGCCTCTGTTAACTGGATTGGCTAACGCCGCACCGCCGGAAAGCATTAAGGCATCAGCGCCGGAAAGACCCGGACGGTTAGCATAAAATCGCGTTGGAGCAACGCCCTCAATCAACTCGCCCTTTTCATCCCGCTTTGGGAATACGGCAATAAGGTTGCCATTATCGTCTTTGTCAAATTGGGCTTGTGGCTCGATTTTCATTAAGCCATTCATCATCCGCTCGTCAGACAAAGTTGTTGATTGAAGTGCAATCATCTGGAGCGCTTGTTTTGGCTTG